GCGACAGGCTGCGAACCGGAGGGGGAGGCGGCGCCGGGTGCGCCGTCGGTCACGGGAACGAAGTTCGTTTCCCGCTTGACCTCGACCGGCTGGCCGAGGGTGATGCCTTGCTCCGACGCGACGTAGTCGCAGCGCCAGTAGTGGTCGCCGTCCGTCTCGGACCAGCTGCTGAAGATGACCCAGTCGGGTCCGAAGTCATCGAGGTAGCCGGCACGGGCGAAGGTCTCGCGCGCCGCGGTCTCCAGCGCCTGACGGCGGTCGTTCGTGCTGCCCGCCTCTGCGAGCTTGTGCGCCGACGCCTTCGTGAGCGTCTCGCGCAGATACGTCCTGATGGCGCGCACGCCGGGCTTGCCCTTCAGCGTGTCGCCCGCCTTGGCCAGCACGGCCTCGAGGTCGGCCAGCAGGGAGGCCATAGGGTCGTCGTCTTCGGCGGCAGAGAACTCGGAGAGCAGCAGCTCCACCGGCTCCGCCAGCTTGAGCGCGTCGCCGGCCTCGGCCACCGGCGGCATCATGGAGAGCACCGGACGGTTAGTGAGGCTCACGGCCTTGAGCACGTTGTCGAACTCGGTGTGCGTCACCGGATCGTGATGCGAGTTGATCTCCAGCGAGTCGTAGGCGTACTGGCCGTCGTTCACTACCTCTGCCCCGTGCTCGTTCGGAGTCCAGTCGGCGAACAGCGCCTCTCCGGATACGCCCTGCCACTCGAACGGAGCCATGTAGAGGCGGTCCACCCACCCGTTCGCCGCCGACTTCGGGTCGTGGTTGGTGTCCACAGGCACGCGGCGTCGCAGGACGTCGGCCTCGAAGTTGGCGATCACCTCGTTCGCCAGCTCCTGGGAGAGCGTAAGTTTCGGGTACTTCGCGCTGGTCCAGTCGCCGACCGGGAAGACCATCAGAGGCGCAGGCTCCCCGGCCTTGACCTCGGCGAGCTTGTACAGGTCGGCAATGCCGCTCATGCCGCAGCCTCCGTGTAGTCGGGGTTCAGCTCGTAGACCTGGATGCAGCGGCAGTGGAGCCCGCCCTCGCACTCCGGATTCGGGCACCATCCGGCGGCTTCGTCCATGTCGGTGGTCGTCTCGCCGTCCATCGGCTCGCAGGCACTGCACGTCCGGTCGTCGAGGATGGCCGAATACACGGCCTGCTCGATCTGATACGCGCGCTCGCCGGCGACCACGGAACGTCCGAGGATCATCGCGTCCGAGACGGTGAGGCCGAGCCGGAGCGCGGCGTCATCCGAAGCGCGGGTGACGGCCTCGGTGAAGGCGGACGGGGTGAGCGGCGTGCCGGCGGCGACGCGGGCGGCCGCGGCGGCGGCAGCTACCATGGTCGAGTCGGCGATGCCGCGGGCCACGGCCTCGGCCTGCACGCTGAGCGCAACGTCGGGGTCGGGCAGCTGCGGCTTCTTCGGCTTCGGCTTCTCGGCGGCGGCGATGCCCTCGCGGCGCGCCTCGATGACGCCCTCGGTCACCGGCTCGCCGCGGCGCTGGCGGTCAAGCTCGTCTTCCACCTGAGCGCGGCCGGCGGCGTAGAACTCGTCGAGCACGGCGCGGACCTCGGCGGTCAGTGCGTCGACCATCGGTGGCGCCCCGGCGGAGAACTTGTCGAGCTTGCCGGCGGCCTGCGCGTCGGCGGCGCGGCGCACCATCTCGGCGGTGAGCTTGTCGCGGGTCGCCTGCGTCGCCACCCGCACGGCCGTCTTCGCGTCGGCGAAGCGGGCATCGACCTCGGCGAGCTGCACGAAGCACTCGACGCCGAGCGGCTCGCGCCTGAGCGTGCGGCCCTCGGCGAGCTGGAGCCCGCCCGCGCAGCACTCGGCGGCGTGCGTGCCCTCGGGAGCGGAGCCGTCCGCCGCGTCAGCTCCCGGTCCTTGCGACTTGCTGGAGGCGGAGGCGGACGGCTCCACGCTGGTGGGCACTACGACCTGCGTGACCGGCGGACCCTCGGGCATGTTCAGCTCGGAGCGCGCCCAGTCCTGGACCTCCGGCGGCATCGAGGCGAACACCGGGGCGAGTGAGGCGAGTCCCTGCGCGAAGGCGCGCATGTCGACGGCCTGCACGTGTCCGAACCGCAGCCGCGGCCGGTTGTCGTCCGTGGGGAAGTTCCAGCCGATCAGCTGGTGGATTACGCCGCCGGTCTGGTTGATGACGTCCTCGCGGTACTTGGCCTCGGCCTGCACGCCGTTGGCGAACAGGTCGGAGAGGGTCGTGCCGAGCGCGCGGCTGCCGGCGTTCGACGTGCCGAGGTCGAACACCTGCGCCTGACAGACGGCCGAGAGGGCGGCGTCCTGCGCTTTGATGGCCTCGAGGATGTCGCCGACGTCGACGTTGCCGGTCAGTAGCTGCACCGTCACGGCGTCGGGGTGCAGCGCGTAGCCGTCAGCGGACAGGCCGATGCGCTCGCCGACCTGCTCAAGCGCCGTCTTCACGTCGTCGGGGATGGTGCCGGCGTAGCTGATGTCGGGGATGCCGGCGAGGCGGCGCACGGCCGAGGGCAGCTCCTGCTCCAGCTCGCGCTTGATTTTCCACGGCCGGTACATGCTGCGCAGAATGGGCGTGCCTTGGAACGAGACGCCCTCGGCTTCGTGGCAGAACCAGACGAGCTTGTCGCCGGGGATGTCGCGCTCGCCGCCGTCAAGCGGCGTCTGCGTGACCTTCTCAATCGCCCCGTCCCGGACCGCGATCTTGTCCACCGGGATGGAGGATGAGGGGCGCAGCTCGAGGCGGCAGCGGATGCGGCCCGTGCCGTCGCGGAACCAGACGATCTCGAACGCTGCGAAGCCGTAGTCGAGCGCCAGCATGGAGTCGGCGACGAAGGAGCGGAAGGGGTAGTCGTCGATGAGGACTTCGCGCACGAAGTCGGCTTTCGCCACGGCGTCGGCGTCGTCCGGGTCGGCGGGGTCCACGTCGGCCGATGCCTGCATCATCGGCAGGTTCTGCGCCCGCCGCAGGCCGCGGATGTGCGGGTCGTCGAGGCGCATCGAGCGGTAGGTCTTGTTGCCCTGCGTGCCGCGCAGCTGCCAGGCGGTCTCCTGCTCAGCGAGGGTGCGGGTGCCGCCGGAGACGTAGGTAGCCGAGTCGGAGCCGCGCACGGTGGTGTCCGGCGTGGCTCGCTCGGCGAGGGAGAACGCGCTGCGCAGTCGCGTTGAGAGGCTCACGCCCACTAGTCTTGAGCCTGCAGGGGGCGGCGCTGCCCCAAGGATTCAGAACGAGCGGGCGCCGGTCATCGAGGTCGATACGTACCAGTCGGTGGCGTCAGCGACGTTGACGGCCCAATACCTCAACGCATCGAGCACGTGCTGATAGGGCGACTGCTGCGCCTGGTCGTACAGCTCGGGGTGCGTCCTGTCTGGCGGAACCGAAGTGAGCGAGGCGACGAGGCAGGGGCAGGCGCTGCTGACGATGAGCGGGAGGTCGGGGTCTCCGATCAGCTCGAGCAGGGCCATGCAGCCGCTCCGCACGCTGCTGGCCTTGCTCGTGAAGCCGATGCCCGCCCGCTGCAGGATGTCGACCTCGGACTCGCCGGTCGCCGAGTTGACTCCGCGGCCGGCGGGGTCTCCGAACGTGGCAACGGCGTGCAGGCCGAGCTTCATCTCCGTCTCGAGGATGGCATCGACGAACTTGCCCGTCCGCATCTTCGCCGAGGGCTCACGGAACGCGGGCACGAGTTCGGCGACGACGAACGGTTGCCCGGCGGGCGACTCCTGCACCCACACGCAGGCCGGGTGGTGGTAGCCGAAGTCCAGCGAGCGGTACGTCTTCCAGCTCGGCACAGGTTTGACGTCCTGCACGTGTTCGTCGTCTCTCGTGAACAAGGAGAAGTAGGCGCCCGCCGGGGTGACGTCCCAGTTGCCGTCGAGGAGCTGCGCCTTCGTCACCTCGTCGAGCTTCTCCAGCGCGGCCAGGTATGCGTCCTGGTCCACGTGCGGGTTCTCGCGCAGCTTGGCCGAGATGAACACCCGGTCCTCATGCTCCTGCGTCGAGATGAAGCGCTGCTTGACCCACTCGTGGCCGATGCCGCCGGGATTCGAGGCAGCGCGCATGCGGATCGGCACGTCGCTGCCAGCGAGGCGACGGAGACGGCTGAAGAGGTAGGTGTACTGCGTCTCGGAGAACTGCGTCAGCTCGTCGAATCCGACGAACTGGAACTCGGCCGACTGGTAGCGGTACTTGCTGACCTCCGTCTCGAGGTAGCCGAACGTGATGGTCGCGCCGCTTGGGAAGGTCCACGAGTGCTCCATGCCGTTCCATTTGGCGGCCGTGCCGCGCAGCCACGAGTCGGCGCGGTCCATGAGGGCGCCCGGCAGGGCGAGGTCGGCGAAAGTGCGGCGCAGGAGGAGAGCGGCGTAGCCGGGCGTGTCGACGTGCTGCAGGGCGGCCATGAGGAGGGCATCGGACTTGCCTCCACCAGCCGCTCCGCCGTACAGCGCCTCGCTACAGGAGAGGCCGAGGAAAGCGCGCTGGCGTTCTGTGGGGGTGTGGGGGGACCAGCTGCGCTTGACGCTCGCCCTACCCCGCTTCTCCGCGAGTAATGCGCTCTGCCTCTCGGACGATCTCGGCGTCGAGTTCGTCGTCTGACATGGCGGCGATGTCCGGGTACCGATGGGACACCTCCTCGCTACTGGTGGTCTGCCCCTCTTCGAGGCGGATGACCTCGGTGAGCACCTTGACGGCCGTGGTTGCCTGCCAGACTTCCTTCATCGGGAGGTCCTTGGCCTCCGCAAGCAGTCTGGCGAAGTTGGCGCAGGCGATCGCCAGGTCGAGGCGGGCCTCGGCGCGCTTCTCTTTCGTGAGGTCGACGTGCGCCCTGGTCGCCGCCTCCGTCTGCTCCCGCACTCCGGCACCCTTGTCGCGTCCGGCTTTCTTCGTCCACGTTGAGACGGTGCCCTTGCCACAGCCGAACTTGCGCGCCGTCTCAGCGGCAGAGTGGCCATCGCAGTAGTAGTCGACCGCGGCTGTCCGTTGCTCGGGCGTGAACTTCGGCGTCTGGGGGTGTTCCTTGCGCTTCGTCATGGCCTGAGCGTGCGGCGCTCCGGCGACGCCGCTGCCCCAAGCCTGTACCCCCAACCCGGCACGCCGTGGATCGTGACGAGCCCGCCGGCATTCAGGCGTGCCACTTCATCCTGCACGGCCCTCAGGTTCGACTTCGTGGGGAACGCCCCGAGGGCGCGGCAGAGGTTGACGGTGCGGCCCTGGGCACGGAACAGCAGGAGGACGATGCGCTCGCCCAGCCGTGAGTCGATGCGCGGTTCGTAGCCCTCGCGAGGGTGACAGTCGCAGACCAGTTCGCTCGCGTGGTCGGCGCGCAGGACGGAGCGGCAGACGATGCAGCGGGTCGGAGCGGGAGGCTTGGCGCGAGGGCGGGCGGGCTTGACGACGATAGCACGAGGGGGGGAGGTGTGGCGGAGTTTGACCACGGTTAGCGCCTCGCCAGAACAGCGGTCTCGACATTCTTGGGAACCGGAATGTCGAGTTTGTGCATGAGCCGAATCAGCCGCTTGTTCGGAACGAACCACTCGTTCGTGTTGTCGCCGCCAACCTCATCGTACACACGCCAGAAGCGGAGCCGGTGGTGTATCCATTTCTCGTGCTGCCGGTGTCCCCC